CAATGACTTTTGGATTAGCTTGATCCCCCAAGGTTACCCAATATCTCGGGCTTTTGTTTTGGCCGATTGTGTATTGTGTTTTTAAACCTGTGTAAGCCTTCTGGTCTAACTCATTATGCGCTGTAAATTTACCAGTCTCGAGATCCAATAGCGCATATTCACGATCTAGGCGTTGCTGTGCTCCAGCTTTAGTTAAATAAAGATATGAAAAGTGCTTAGGGTTTGATTGATCACCTTTCGTCAGTTTTACAGCCTTATCCCCTTCTTGATAATAAACCACAACACCAGTCCATTTTTTATCTTTCTCGGAAACAAATTGGTCTTCAAATAGTTCAGATACATCGTCTGCATCTGGGAAAAAAACTTCAAGTTGAAGATCAGTTGTATATCCACCTGAACTGTCCAGTGTGTCTGTGATCGTTGTTCCAAGCCAGTAAATTTCGTCAATCTGCTCTTTGATTCCAATAAACAAGAAAGTTTGTTCCGGGACAAGATCTGGTATTCCTCTGGCCAGTTTATAACTGAGTGTTTCTGCTGTACGTTTAAAGTGGTTGAGTTTGGCTCTAGCAGCCAAAGTCGCGGTTTGTTTATCACGATGGATATGCCGTAGTTCTTTTATATTCTGGTTAGATTGATCACCTACAATGACTTCAAGTTTTTTGGCCAGCTTATCATCATAATAAAATGCACGAATTGCAGTGACCTCTTCCCCTCCATCACTAAAACTATATCTGTGTTCATCGCCTTTTGACCTGGTCAAAACAAAAGTTGGAAGCTCTTGGCCAGATATCGTTTGGCTTTTGCCTTTTGGCATAAACAGCAACATACCGTTCTTAATTGTAGCGATCGCATCATGCTCATCTGCTAAGCGTGTCAATAGGTTTGCATCTGATTCATTTTGATCGATATGAATAATTTTATGGTTAGCCAGTTCTTCAGATACTTGGTCATTAAGATCATGTTCGATTGCGATCTTTCTAATCAGATCCCCCAGTGCAATATTATCAAAGCTGCGTTCCTTTTTTTGCTTTAAGGACTTTTTCATATCTGCACTGGTCGCACGGATCCGAAGTGTATCCGGTGCTCCGCCATGCTCAACTTCTTTAACGATGTAGCTACCTTTATAAACAAGTCCAGAATGCTGCCAACCAAGCCATGCTTGTATGACCGCACCCTTACTTGGGATTTCAAGTAATCCATCATGATCGGACAATGTTAAATCAAGCGTATCAACCTCAAAACCACGTTTGTTTTCAATACGCATTTGCCCTAAGCGATTGTTGACCTTTGATGAGATATCTACGCCATCAACAACAAGTTTATAAATAGGAACAGAACTCGCCTGCAGTACATCATCAACAACTGAATTTATTGCGGAAATAAGGGTCATAATAAGCCTATCAATTTACCTGCAGCATTACCGATTAGAGTTCCTGGCTTCTGTCCTTGTGTCAGCTTTAAACTAAACTCAATTTTTCGAGGAGTACCATCTGTAAAAAAGTAAGTTTGTGTTTCTTGCAAATCATCAATGTGATAAAGCCCAAAAACTTTACCTGTTCCTGCGATAAGCGGAAAATTTTTACCTGTATCACCCATAGCACGTAAAGCAGTGATACTCATCTGAGAGCCAAACTCCGGCACAATACTTCCTTCTAAGGTAATCGTATCTTCCCCCCTACCCACAAACTGATAGGCTGGCATTTCACCAACACGTGAATTACTTGGATGCCGCCAATTGGTACTGCGTTGTAACTGCTGGTAAACCGCAGTCGGGATACTAAACGGGAACATACCCAATATCATCATCATGTGATTTACTCCTGATCTGCCATGATTGTGCGTACACGTGACAATTTATCGCGTTGTAATCGATTAATTACTTGTTCAATTTGACGTTCAAGATCCTGAACCATTTGTCCTGGTGCAGCATGAATATGAATCGTGTATGTGTCTCCAGCCACAGCCAATGAAGACTGACGACTTGAAGTTAAATTTGGTGCTGTTTGAATTTTTGAAATAACGGGAGCAGCAATATCAATCTGATCCATAGTGGGTGATTGAGTTTTATTGGTGAACAAATTGAGAACTTGATTGTATTTGTTCTTTAACTCTGGAAAGGCTTGAGTTAAACCCATGCCAATACCACCAACAACGTGCCCACCCAATTCGGCCATCACACGGGATGGAGAATGGATGTCCATTTTTTTTGTAAAAAAGCTTGGAACGTAACTGGTGACTTCACTCCAGACAGTTTTTAGTTTTGCAAAGCCTGACTTAATACCATTGATTAAACCATCGATGATATTTGCCCCAAAATTGAAGAACTTACCTACTAGCCCAGCTACAGTATTTACCAAACCTGCAAGCCATAAGCCAAAAGCCTTCCCACTATTTGTGGCACTATCGAGCTGTTGTTTTGTGGCTTGAAATGGTTGAAACAACTGGCTTACCCATTGCCATGCTGTCTTAAATGAGT